CCGTTGCGGATTCCGAAGCGCTGTACTTGGCAACGCCGCTGTCGTTTCCGCCTGCGGCGAGCTTCGCCCAGTCGTGATCTTCTCCGTCCACCACGCGCACCAGCACGGACCCGTCCTGAATCGTGGCCGGATCAATGCCGAAGCGCGGTGCATTGTCCCGGATGTACTGCATGTACTCCGCGTTTCTTCCGATCTGCTGGGAATAGGCAATGCCGCTGGTTCTTCCATTTCCGCTGATGACAACGCCGTCGCTGCGGACAACCGGAGCGCCCGTGCTTGCCGTTCCGCTCCATTCCAGTTCTTCCGGATTGAGCGCCGCGCCGATGTCCCGGACCTGCGCCTGAGACGTCTCGCGGGTTCTGTCTCTCGGCTGCAGTTCCGCAGGATAATTCGGGTTCGGCGTTCCGTCTACGCCGTGGCTTGGGATCAGCTCGCTTGCCGGAATGACCGCATAGTGAAACGGGACTCTGTCCTTCCCGATCTTGACGCTTCCGCCGCCTCCGTACTGTCCGCCCGGAAGCGTTGGCCCCTCATACGGGGTGTTGTTCGCCGTCGGTCCGCTGCTGGCCGGAGCCTGAACCGGAGCCTGCGCCGCTGCCGGCTGCGGGTTTGCCCCCTGCCCTTCCAGGGCTGCCGTCTGGCTTTGGGCCATCTCGGCTGCCTGTTCCGGTGTAACCTGAGAAGATACGCCTGTATCTTGATTGTTTACATTTTCCGGAGCCGGGGCGGCGTTCTGGTTCTGTCCATCAATCGCCGCGTTCTGGGAAGCTGCGGCTTCCTGGTTCCACGCCGCATTGGTTCCCGCTCTGGCCGCGGCCTGCAGGTCCGCCGCCTCCGTCGCCTGAGCTTCTGCGTCCTTCAGATTGATAACGGCCTGATCGTCCGTGTTTGCCATTGCTGCAGCTTTGATGTCATCCATCGTTCCGCCGTTGGCCAGAACGTCTGCTGCTTCCATAGACTCGTCTGCAATGGCCTGCATTCTCTTTGTGTTGATGGTTTCGCCGCCGAGCGCCAGGTTGAAGATGACGCCGACACCATAGGCAATAGCGGCTTCCTGCTTTGTTTCTGCCCAGTCCATCTGTGCTTCGGGGTCAAGTCCAAGTACACGGTCGCCGAGGAAGTTCATGTATTTTTCAAGGCCTTCTTCCAACGGTTCGGAGTTCGTTGCCGCTCTGACAAATCGCTGTGCGCCCGCAGGCAGCTTTGAGATTACTCTTTCTGTGAGGTCACCGAAGAGGGTTCTGCCGTAAGCTGCTTCTGCACGACCGAAAACTTTCTCGCTGAAAAACGCCGAAAGCCCGCCGAGCATAGCCGCCGCGCCGATAGCTTCCGGGGAGTTGTTGTCTCTTTCGCTCTGTTCAAGAGCTTTGTCGCCAGCCGCTGACGCATACATCCTCGTAGAGCCCATGCCCGGAATCAGCGCGTTTTCGGCGACATCGAGGAAAATGTCAGCGGTTCCGCGTCCGACATTGGCGAGGTATTTTTCAACTTCGCTCAGGTCTGCCGTTGCGTCATCCCACTGTCGGTCTGATTCGCTCTTCATCCCCTGGGCAGATTCCAGAAGCACGCCCGCCGCGTCACCGAGGACGGTTCCGTTCTCCCCGTTCTCGTTGGCCCGCTGCTGTGCTTCGTCGATCTGCGCCTGAAGCGCTTCGGATTCTTCCCTGTATTTTTGGTCGCCCGTGGTCAGGAGATTCTGATCTGCGATGAATTTCTGCTGCGTCAGTTCCCGGATTTCGTCGTTGTCGTAGAACATGGAGTCCACCGCGTACATGCCGCCTGCGACACCCGCCATGGTCACCGCTCCGCGTCCGCCGAGCCAGCTTTCCGTCGCATCCGCCGCCCGGTCCTCCGGCATCATCCCTGCATAGACTTCCCGGCCCGCTTCCCGGTTCTCCGTCTTGACCGCTTCCGCCAGTTCGTCCCGCTTTTCCGCAACAGGCGCAAAGGCCGCTGCGCTCAGGGGGTCCGTTGCCCATCCGGAATACATCTGGTCTTCCGCCGCCGCCTGCTGATAGGCTTTCTGCGTGTCGGTCAATTCGCCTTGCTCCGCCCGCTCCGGTCTTTCAAACAGGCTCGTGAAGGAATCCCAGAGTTTCCCGGCCTTGCTGCGGTTCTCCCGCTTCTCATCGTCTTTGAGTTGGATGTTCAGGGACTTTTCCAGATCGGCCCAGAGTTTTGCGTCCTTCTCCGTCTCGGCGCTTTCTCCGAACTGCTTGGCTTTGGCCAGCATCTCCTTTGTGGCGTCGGAGCTGTATTCCCCACCGGTTAGGTAGGTTTGTATTTCTTTCTGCGCTCTGGTGCTCTCACTGTCGCCGATTCCGCCCGCAATGTCGTTGGCGTAGGACCAGATTTCCTTCCACGCCTCTTCCATGCTGTGCTCTTCGCCGTTTTCGTCGGTGTATCGGAGGTCGTGATCTTTGGCCCACTTTCCGTAAATCTGCGCGTCCGTCATCCACGTCATGGCGTCGGAAACGCGGTCTTCCTCGCTGGCGTACTGGCCGTTGATGGTGTTCCAGAAATTCCCCGCCTGGAAGTAGTTGCGGTCTGAGCTCAGGGACATGGCCCGGTCGTAATAGCTCTTGTCCACGCCTTCGTCCGGTTCGTAGAAGTGGAAGCTCCGGTCCGGATCATCCGCCGCAAAGCCCAGCGCGTTCAGTTTCGCCTGCCGCTCCGGGTTTTCCTCGTCCCAGTGGTTGACGATGCTTGTGGTGTTGCCCCATTCATACGGGTTCTTCCCGACCCACGCCGGGGAGACTGCTGGGCCCGTTCCGCTGCCGGATTCGCTCCCGCCTCTGTGGGACGGGGTGTATTTTGTTACCGGTCCCCGGTCCGCCGCGGCTGCACGGTCCGCGCTAGCTGCGGCATGAGCGGAAGAATCTCTTGACCCTCCGCCCGAAGACCTGGAAGGAGCCTGCGAACTCTGCTGACTCGAAGAACCGGAAGAGGAACTGCTCTCCGGTGCCTGTCCGACGCTCTCTTCTTTTTTGTATGCCATTGCTTACCCTCCTGTCAGCCTCCGCCGCTGGTGTTTCCTCCACCGCTGCCGCCTGTCGGCATACCGCCTACGGCATACGGGTTATACCACTGATAGTCATTTCCGCCGCTGGCTTTAACGTCCGGGGCGTTTCTGCCCGTTATTTCCTTGTACCGCTTGGCGTCGATGACGCCGGTGTTGTAGGCCAGCTCCGGATTTGTGCCAATCCAGAACTGCTGCATGGTTCGGGCCTGCCCAGGTCCGTACAGATATTCATAGCCCGTGAAGTTCCCAAAGGCCGCCATGGCCTCTGCGTTCTTGTCAAGCCATGCGTTCTGACTGTTGTAATCGTCCAGAAGCGCCGCCGCCTGGCTGTAATCCCGGTTGGCAAGCGCCGCCTGAACCCGTCCGTTATAATCGTTTGTCAGCAGCGCCTTCTGTCTCGCGCTTTCCGCCTCTGCCGCCTGCTGCTGTGCGGCAAGTCGCCCTGCCGCTGTGGCCGCGCCTCTGCCGAGCATAAGGGACTGCTGGGAGCCTGCCTGCCGGTTCAGGCCCCGCACGTCGGCATAGCGGTCCATGCCCGCCCCGGTCCGTGCCGCCTGGGTTCCCAGATCCTCGCGGGCAAAGGCATACTGCCCCTGGCTCGCTGCCGTCTGGGCGTCCTGCGCGGCCAGATTCTGCTGCAGGCCCTGGCCGAGTTCCTGCGTCTGGGTGTTCAGGGAACTGTCGAAAGCGTTCTGGATATTTCCCTGTGACGCCTGCTTCCGCTGCTCGAAGGCCGTTCGGAACTGGTTCGGGTCCTGGGCCGTTGTCTTCATTTCTGCCGCCGTGGTCACGGTCTGCGGTGCTTCGATGGCTATATTTTTCTTTGCTTCCTCTGCCATGGTCCCTGCCCTCACTGATAGATCGTGCGGTACTTTCCGCCGATGACCGCGTTCTTGTTGGTGAGTTTCTTATAGTCCTCTTTGGAGATCATGCCGCTCCGGAAGGCCGCGTCCGGGTTCTGCGCAATCCAGACGTTTCGCATCTGATCCGCCTGGGCGTCCCCGTAGAGCTGCCGGTACATATCGAAGTTCCCGTATGCCGCCATCGCCGCCGCCTGGGTGTCCATCCGGTTCTGGTTGTTGTTGTAATTCTCGATCAGCGACTGGTTCCGCTTCGCTTCCGTCTCCGCCCTGGCGTTGGCCAGTGCCGCGTTATAGTCGTTCGTCAGCTTGACCATGTTCTGGTTGGCTTCGGTCACGGCTCCGGCCTCCTGCCCTCTCAGCGCCCCGTAGTTCGTCAGGTACTGATTCCGCAGCGCGTTCTGCTGCTGCTGTCCCGTCCCGCTGGCAAGCCCGCTGGTCATGGCGTTGAGATTGGCGTTTCGCCTCGCCTTCTCGTACTGCCCGGCCAGGGTGTTGGCCTGCAGCTGGTACTGCGGCGCAATGGCCTTCGCCGCCGTCTGGGCGTCGGACATGCTCCGCTCATACGTCGATTTCAGCCCCGCCGTCTGGGCGTCATACTGTTTGTTGTAAACGTCGTTGACCTGCGCGGCTGATTCGTTCTGCCGCTGCGCAAAGGTTTCCTGTAAAGATGCCATTTCGTTCACCTCACTTGGCGTACCCGGTCTGTCTGACCCGGAACTCAATATCCGTCACCGTGACGGCAGGCTGTTTTTCCTCCACCGTCAGAATCAGGTGATAAAACACAAACTTCTTGGCCTTGAGCTTCGTCTTCGTCATGAAGGGCTGGCCGCTGATCTTGGCCTTTTCCGAGGAAACCACCTTCTCTTTGAAAGTGTCCTTCCGGTCCGTGATGACGCAGACATTCACACTGGTTCCGCTCTCCGGCTTCAGGCCGACCCACATAGCCGAGGAATATTTCCGCATGTTGGCCGCGCCGAAATCCATCGCGCCCGATACCCATTCCGCCGTGATCGGATAGCCCATGTCCCCCCGCGCCTCATAGCTCAGTCTCGCAATCAGGCCGTAGGACGTGCCGTAAATCACTTCGCCGCGGAAATTGCACATGGCCACCGCGTCGATTCCCTCGTACCGATACCAGGTGTCTGTGGCATAGTTCCAGACCAGCGTGACCTTGTTCTCGCTCAGATACCACTCCTGCCCGTCGTTGTCGTCCCACATACAGGCTTTGCTCAGGTCAATTTCCTTGATGCTTCTCTGGATCCGGTCGGAAATTCTCCGCGCCTGCCGCTCGTCCCTTGAGAGCGTGGACGTGTAGTAGCTGGAATTGATCCAGTGGTACAGCTCCCGCTCCGAGCAGGTCACGGGGTTGTTGTCCACAAGCCGCACCTGCCCAGGCGCTACATTGCCCTTGTCCCGGTTCACCGGCGTGCAGTACAGCGCAATCGTGCTGTTCCCGCTGGCAAGCTCCATGTTGCCCTGCGTGATGGCCCAGGTGGAATCTGTCTTGTAGCACACCAGATCCCCGTAATGACGGATCATGGACGTCAGAGGCGTGTTGCTGTCGCCGACGTGGACCTCGTACTGGTCCGGGAAATAGTCCGCCCGCGGCATCCCGTCATAGTCCATCCCCGTATACAGCGCACGGTTCGTCCCGTCGCCGTACACAAAAACCATGTTGTCCGTCGGTCCGGAAAAGAGCTCCGCGAAGCGGTTCCCCGTTACCTGTGCCCGGTAATCCGTCTCCGTCTCGATGTAATACTGAATCTCGTAGCTGTTGACGCCCTTGCCGGGAACGGTCGTGAACGTCACCTGTCCCGCTGCCTCGTCCACGGTATAGTCTGCCGCCGGGACCGGATCCCCCGTCGCCAGGTCCTTCACATGGCAGCCCGCGTTCCAGGTGATTCCCGTCTCCGGCAGCTGGAAGGTGCTTCTCTGCCCGTCCGGAGAAATCCAGACCCGCCTGTAATTGGTCAGGCGGTTGACGTATTCGCCGGAAATCTCCCCGCTTTCCGACTCCCCTTCCGGATTGATCGCCGGGCTGATGGTGTAGGCCACAATCGGGATGTACCCCGCCACCGGGTTAAAGTCCGTCCCGTCATAGACGTAATACTCGTGACCGTTGAGGATGTACACGTTCCCGCCGAAGGGCTGGAACGTCACCGGTCCGTCCGTCACGATGTCTCCGATGGCCGTTCGGATCATCCGTTCGCTGTCCTCGTCGTAGAGGCTCCACACCTTCCCGTTGCAGGCAGCAAGGAGCATCTGCTTTCCCTTCACCAGGCCCGACCACAGCCCCCAGATTCGGTCACTGTCGCCTTCGCCCAGCACCGGCTTCGTCTCCACCAGATACCCGCCGAGCCAGAGCTTTCCCCGGTCGGTGTAAAGCGAGTTCTGGTTGAGCGCATAGGGCAGCTCGTCATACCGGATGTAGAGAAAGTCCCCGTCCGAAAGCCCGTCCAGTGCTTCCCGCAGTTCGCTGATCGTCATTCTCGCCGGAGCGCTGGGAATCTTCAGCACGCCGTTTTCGATGGTGACGCCCGAATCCTCCGGAAACCGCAGAACGCCGTTTTTGACGGTCCCGACTTCCGTGAGCAGGACGCCGTTCACCGCGCCGCTCCCCGTGCCCGAGAGAGTGACTGCCCCCGGCTTCAGGTCTGCCGACGCGCTCTGATAGACAAGCACTTCGTCCGGCTCTTCCACGTCCGTCAGTTCCTCAAGCCGTCCCGAGACCATCAGTTCATACTGCGTGCAGAGCCCCGCCACGAATGCCGTCCCGGGCCTGCGCTTGAGGTTGCCGTCTCTGGTGATTTTCCAGTTCACCATCTTGGACGCTTCCCCCAGCTTCAGTCTGGTGTCGCCGTCCGGGGCCTCGTTCAGTCCGCCCCATTTCTTGAGGCTGTAGATTTTCTCGTTGCTTACGCCGCCGACTGTCGCCATCCCGGTCCCCTCTCAACACGCCTCAGCGCCTCGCCCAGTTCCTTGAATCCCGTGGTTCTCTTCTCCGCTGTGGCGCTGGTTTCCACCGCGTCCCCGGCTCCGCCGCCCGGAGCGGGTACTCCCTGGGAAGCTCCGCCGCCCTGGGCCTGCTGGGCTTCGACCTGTGCCATCTGCTGCTGCAGCATCATCTGTTGCATTTCTTCCTGCTGCTTCATCTGCTCCTTGAGCTCCGCGATCAGCTCAAGACGTCTCGTCACATGGCCGTCCGGTACACGTTCCAGGAACTGAACGCCGTTGATCACGCCTCTGTCAAGCAGGTTGCTCAGCGTCTCCATGCTGGCGATCTCGCTGTAATAGCTGCTCGCGCCCGCATCGATCTGGATATTCATTTCATGGTCGCGCAGACTTCCGAAGTCGAAGTCCACCGGCACCATATCCGGAATCTCCATCTGCGGCTGTCCGGCCTGCTGCGCCAGCATATTCGCCTGCTCAAACATGGCCCGCATCTCGTCGGTCATGGCCATGTCCACCGTCCGCTTGCCGTAGTACACCGTCATGAACTCAAGCCAGATTCTGCCCTGGTCCTCGTCCTGGTCATAGGCGTTCTGCTGCGTCACGACGTGCGGGGTGCTCGATGCTTTCTGTAGCGCCAGCACCGCCGACGTGTTGTAGGCCTTGCCTTCGCCGAGGGCCGCTTCCGTAGCGCCCAGGGTTTCCTGCGTGGTGTTGATGGCTGCCGTGATGTACTGGAACACCTGCGGATGGATGGCAGGCGGGTCAATGGCCTTGATGGCCCCTTCCACATTGCCCGTCACCGGAATTGCCGCGCCCACGCGGTTGTCGATGTGGGCAATCCTCGTCTTGTCATAGACGTATTTCCCGAAAGCGCTGCGGTACATGTTGAGCGAGCTCATGGCCCAGATCTTGTTGACGAAAATCTGGTTTGGCAGCAGGCCAGTGAGCATGGCCTGGCCGTGATAGCTCTCGTCCACATAGTCCCAGCTCAGCCACACCAGCGGATAAAGCCGCAGGTTCGTGTTGTAGGGTTTGCGGATCATGACGCTCTGTGTAAACTCGCAGGCCCAGACTTCGCCCTTCTCGTCATCCTTCCACATGAGGGTGACGCAGGTCACTTTGTTGTCCGTCCGCTTGCTGCTGTCGATGGCCTCCTGGTTCGCCCCGTCATCCGGGAGAATCTGCCGCCAGTCTTCCGCGTCGTTTTCCACCGCCCGCTTTCTGGCCGCCCGAACCATGTCCCGCTTCTCAATCATAATCCACGGCTGCGTCTGCACCTGTGCGTCGTTGGGATTGCCGAAAAAGACTCTGGTGTTTTTCAGGATCTCCGTCCGGATTCTGCCCTTCTGGCCCTTGCCCGCCGGGGCGTCCGCGTCCCACCAGGTGTACATGCAGCCGTCCCCTCTCACCGCCGCGTCCCGAACGAAAATCTTTTGAAGCCTGGAAAACTTCACCTGTTCCAGAAGCCGGGAAAATTCCTCGTTCACGATACGCACCGGGTCGATCAGCTCTTTTTCATTCGGCGCGGCTTCCAGCGGCGTTGCCGTCATCCGCACATCGTCCGAGACAATGGACGCAACCGTGTGGCCCACGGTCCGCTTGAGAAAGTTGAACTGCGGCGTCGGCAGGCCGTTGGCCTGAATCCCTTCCCACTGTTTGCCGATATAGAAGTTCTCGTTGGCCTTGACCGTCTCCTGCAGGTTCAGCTTCGTGTTGTGGTCCACGCTCTCGTTATAGTGCCGCCAGCCCCAGAGCACATCCGGCTCGTTCTTCCCATCGAAAAGCCCAAGCTCTTCGATCTGTTTTTTCTTACTCATCGATCTTCACTCCCGCGGCTTTGGCTTTGTTCAGATCATAGCCCAGGATGCCCGCCACCATGGCGTTCCATTCCTGTTCCGCCCTGACTCTGGTTTCCAGTTCGTCGTTGAGCTGGCTCATCAGCACCTCACGCCGCAGCCGCTCTTCCTTCACGTCCTCCGGGATCAGATTGCGGACCTTTTCCACTTCGTCGCGGATGGCCCTGTCCTCGTCCTTGAGATTCTTCACAATCTCGTTCAGGGCGTTCAGAGCGATCCGCATTGCCCTGATATCGTCTCCGTGACTCTGAAAGACCTCATTGGCCGTGTTTAACGCTCGATGTGCAAAATCTTCCGCCGCCTCGGCTCTTTTATTGGCCTTCAAAGCGAAGGCCGCACAGAGGATGCAGAAGGCCACAGCGGCAATCGCCAGCATCGTCATTCCTGTCATGATTTCCCTCCCTATGCGGCGCCTAAATAGTCCGGTCCCGGCTCCCCGCCGCACATAAAGCTCTCATAGTTTTCTTCCTTCTCTTCCAGCAGGTCCTCAAAGGTCCGTCTCGGTTTGGTCTCCGGAGCCTCCGTCGGGAGAATCCTGCTGACACAGAAACCTCTCACCGCGTCCACCGTGTGGGTGATCTCGTGCGGGTCCTTGGCGCAGTCGTTGGGGTTGTTGTCATCCGCCTGAATCTCTTCAATGTCCTTGATGACTTTCCCCAGGTCCGAGAAGAACATCAGGCCCGGCATCGTGGCCGGAACCTGTCCTTCCGGAAACAGGCCCCTCACAAACGGATCCTTCAGCGGCAGAGGTGCCATCATGCTTTTCATGGCCATGTGGCCCTGCACTCTGTCTCGCGGGCTCTGCACAATCATCAGGCCGTTCATCAGAAACTGGTCCGCCATCGTTTTCCCGCTCTCTTTGGTCCTGCTCCACATATCCCACGGGGCATAGGTGACTTCGATTTTCTCGTAGGCTGGGCTGTTCCGCAGGCAGAGCGCCGCCGCGTCCTGAATAATCAGGCCCTTCTTCTCCACTTCCCGGTAAGCCCAGGCTCTTCCGTCCGTGTCCACCGCGAACCAGACACACGCGAACATATCAAGGCCGTAGTCAAAGGCCCTGTATTTCTTCCAGTGGTCCGGAATCTTGAAGGCCTTACGCACATGCGTGGGCTTCTTGAACTCCTTGAAATATCCGCCGCCCAGAGAGTCCCAGTCGCCGTAACGGTAGGCGTGGCGCACATCCTCCGGGAGCTTCGACAGCTGTTCCAAATACTTCGGACTGTGCTTGAGCATCTGGACGTTATCTTCGACCTTCGCCCAGATAAAGCGGTAATCCTCCGGATGCTCGTCCTCTTCCGGATTCGCGTGCCCGGTCTCGTACTGCCGGTCGATGAACAGGCGCTTGACCCAGTTGTGACCCACGCCGCCGGGGTTGCAGGTGATATACATTTGCTTCGGGTACGGGCTGGCGCCTCGAAGCATACCGGCCAGAAGGTTGAACGCGCGTTCTGAGAACTGCGTTGCCTCATCCAGAAATACGCGGTCGTATTCCTGACCGTTGTATTCATCCTCGCTGTCCGCCCCGGACCAGTGGCCGAAACGGATGGTGCTTCCGTTAACGAAGGTCAGCATTTTGGTGGTCCCGTTGTAGGTCGCCGCGCCGGTTTTTACAGCCATGCGCTTCAGAGGAAGGATGTGGTTTTCTTCCAGAGCCGGATAGGTCTTTCGGAAAATGATGATCTTGATGCCCGGATTCATCAGGGCCGTGCCGAAGGCCTTGATTCTCACGGCATGGGTTTTGCCGCCTGCCTTGGCTCCGCCGAATCCCACATACAGCTCCTTGGCCATGTAGAACTCTTCCTGCTTCGGGTTTGCCACACCAGGGTCCCAGACCGTCAGGCCCTTGATTTTGGACTTCTCCTGCCCGCCTGCGGTCTGGTCAATCCCCCTCTTGTTGACGCCACGGCTCATTTGAAGGCCTCCACGCCTCCGACGCCTGCCGCCCGGATTTCAATAACCTTGTCCTCCTTGTCCGTCTTCCGGTCTACCCAGCCGCCGTTCGCGTCCTGTTTCAGGATGTTCAGGAACGCCTGCGCGTTCCTCGGGTTGGAAGCCAAGCCTCTTGACGCCCAGCTCTCCCGCATGTCCTGTGCCCAGTCGATGACCAGTTCATATTCCGGGTCTTCTATATAGCTCTGATAGCTCCGGTGCCCCAGACCGAGGAAGATTCGCATTCCTGCCTCATCCGGGAAGACGTCGTCCTCTTCCTTACACTTTTGGAAGTATTCCTGCATTTTTGCCTTCAGCTCTTCCGGAGTGCGGTAAGGCCGGTCCGGGCTTCCGTCTTTCGGTTTGTTTCGGCTGCCTTTCGGCCTCGGCATCTCTTATGCCCCCTTTACAGCCATCGGCTGAAATCGTTGTACGGTTCCACGTCAATTCCGCCGTATACGTCCGTAATGTCCTCGCTCTCCGCGGGCATCCCCCGCGTGAGGGACGCCTTGAGTTCGTCATACCGCTGCTGGCAGTAGTTCGCCGAAGACGGGTCCTCGTTCAGAAGCAGGTGGGCTGCCAATCCGTAGGGCAGCACCGTCCCTGCGCAGTAATCGTCAAGGTCAATCTCTGAGTACAGATCTTCCAGCCGCTCTGCCACCGGTCTGCGCCTGCTGCCCCATTCTTGATTAAGCCCGTAGGTGTCGCTGTATGGGTACAGCTCATTCTGCAGGACGTTCAGAATCGGAAGCGTCCGGTTCCGGTATTCGTCCGTGTCCTCGTACTTGTACTTCCCTTCGTCAGACAGCTCGTCCATAATGGTGATCGCTGCCTGGAACACGTCCATTCCCGTGATCTTTCCTGTTGTCTGATATGCCATGTGTATTACCTCATGTTCCGATGGCCGGGCCCGTGCCGACCGCAGCAAGGATGTCCGCGATGGTCGAAGCGTCTGCTTCGGATCTTGCCTGCTTGAAGGTGTTCGTCACCAGGTTATAAAACCCCGGCAGATCGTTCGACCGCTGCTTGCAGGGTACAAAGTCCCCGACTACCGTAAACTCGTCCGCTTCCGCTTCCTTCTGCTTGATAGTGATTCGCCCGTATTTCGCGGGAAATCCCGGACGGCTTGAAGAATCGCTGCCCCATCCGACGAAGATTTCATTGGTGTTCAGCTGCTTCGCTATGCTGAGGCTGAAAATCTCTCTGTCATCAAAGTGCAACGTAGCATAGGGAGCCGTGAAGGTGTGCCCACTGGGGCAATGCTTGAACATCATTGTGACCTTCTTTGCGATCCCGGCAACCAGGTCTTCAGCTGCTGTCGGGTGTGCGCCACTGTCTCCGTGATACCAAAACACGGGCTTTGCCTGACTCATGTGCAGGCCAGGGCCGGCGTTTCCGGTGATGCGCGAGCCGATGATGTTCGGTGTGAAGGCTGCGCCGAGAAATTCAACCGGCGTAAAGCTTTCGAGTTCGTACTGCCAGATACCGCTGCCGCTGTTGATTCCGAGCGGGACGTTCCCTTTTCTAGTGAGAATCTGCAAATACTCGACTTCCTGATAGGTCGTTCGGTCGCTTGGCGGAATCAGCGTGTCCAGCGTGACAAGCTTCGACTCGCCCCGTGCCACCGTCACGGTAATGCTCTTCGTAACATCGGCAGAGGACATGCCCGCCACCGTCCAGTCACCCGTCTCCGGCAGCAGGAAAACATATTCCCCGCTGGTGTCAGAGTGAAAGACCCGGAGTCCCTTCGTACAGGTGCAGCTCGTCCCGGCCTTGTAGTAGACATGGATCAGCGCCACACACTTCCCGGTTCCCGCGTTTGTTTTCCCGATCATCTTCTCACCCCTTAATCAGCTGAACCGTCGGAATCGTAATATCCGTGATCGGCTTGGTCTCGACGTAGATGGTGACGATTCCCGCTCCACTTACTGCCACCGGTGCAGGGCCGTATGCCTCAATCTGCTCCGGCGTAAAAGTGACATACGGGACATGATCCGCTGACGCCGCTTCCAGTGCCAACTCCGCCTTGAAGCTGTACCCGGAATAGGTCTGCGGGCTTTCCTGCGCCCAGGCTTCTTTCGCGACTTCGACCTCCGTATACGTCACAATGTCCATCCTGTCCAGCTTGGTCTTGTCAGCTGTACTCATAAGCCCGTGCTGGCTGGTTGTCGCGTCAGTATACGTTGTGTTCGTGTCCGTATTAAGCCATCCCGTGATCTGCCAGCCGGACCCGTCATAGGTGAGTTCCAGCACCGCCCCGGCAAACCATGACTCCGCTTCTGTGACTCCCGGTCTGAAGTTCCCGTGCCGGTAAATCGGCTTCGCCTCAAGTCCGGAGCCCTGAATCTGCAGCGTGGGCTGTTCGGCCCTGTTGCTGTTGGTGAACTGGATATGCACCGAAAGACCCGTGAACACCATGTCCAGGCCCGGAATGGTCACAACCTTCGCCGCCGTCGCCGCCGGAGTGCTGCACACCCCGAAAAGCGTGGTGCCGACCAGGCTTTCTTCCTCTACGGCTTCCACTTTGCCGACGTAGCTCATGCCTCAGTCCTCCGTCTTCTGCGCGTCCACCGCAGCCGCGTCTGCCATCCCTTCCCCGATGATGTACGCAATGACGGAAGCTGCGGACATAATGACGCCTGAAATGGTTTCCACCGTTCGCCGCCGAGGGCGGTACACACCCCATACAATGTGGTTGTAATAGGTACATGCGCACCGCCGTAGTCTACTTTTGCAGCATATGCCATGGTTTAAACCTCCGGTAGGCCCGTCGCAATACTGGTGAGAATCGAGAGAATCCCGGAAAGCAGAGAGGTGCTGCCGACTGCAATCCAATTTACTTCAGAGATGACTGCCGTTGTGCCGATGGCTGCCACTGCCGTCTGGCAGATTGTGCGCAGGGCTCTGATGCCTGCGGCTTTCCAAAACTTTTTACTCATTGTCCACTACCTCCTGATAGATGGTGCAGTCGTTGCCGTACTCTGCTCTGATCTCCTCAACCGACACTGCGGTCACATTGAAGAACCCCGTGTCATCCACAACGATGAAATGTTTCTTTCCCATAATGTTCCTCCTGTTAAACTCCAAAGAGCATTTTTAATAAGATTCCTACAAGGGCGGTGCCGGTTACTCCGACCCCCCATAGGATTGCTGACAGTTTGGTGTTGATGACTGCGAACTGTGTGTCTTTTTCAGCCATTCTGTTTTCGAGGGATGATACACGGTCTCGCAGTTCTCTGAACTCCACGTCGTCCATGTCACACCTCCATAAGTTTGGCCCAGCTAATCGGGCCGACTGCTCCGTCAGCATCCAGCCCATGCTCTTTCTGAAACTGTTTGACCTTATCCGTCAGTAGGCTCCCCCAGATGCCGTCAACCAGCACGTTATACCCACGGCACTTCAAAAGCGACTGTAAAAGCCAGACTTCAGGCCAGCCCGTGCAATGATCGTCGATTACGCGGGGAGGCCAAGTCTCAATCTTCGGTTCCTCTGCCGTCTCAGGCTCAGTTGTTGCAGATTCCGAAACAACTGCCGTCCCTGTCAGGTCAAGCTCTTTCCTGATCCTCAGAGCCGCCTCATAACGGGCTTGAACGTTGTTGACAGCGGGCCGCTCATACTCCCGGCAGATACGGTCACAGGCCGTCTGAATGTCATTGGTGGTTTTGAGGAATGAAAGCAAACTGGAATACTCTTTGATAAGCTCTGTGTAGGCAAACCAAACTTGGAAATCTACATCATCAATGCGGTGTATGCTGGCCTTCCAGAGATCCCACATGTTTCTCTTGCGCTGTGGATAAGTCCACTGAGCCAGCCCAAAGCCCTTCTGATCCGTTGCAAATCGTTCTCGGTCTTGCGTGCCGTTCTCAATGGCATTGACGTAAGCCTTGCTGATTGCTCTGCTTGCCTGATAGTCTCCCTGAACCCGGTACGGTTCACAGTTGCTTTCACATTCCCAGTTGCCGAGCATTCCCAAAGCACCAGCCTCGGAAAGACCGTAACCTCGGAGTAGGTTATAAATAGTCTGATGGTAACTCATATCATATCCTCGATAAATTCTTCCAACTCTTCGCGTGTAATCATGGCTGATCCCCTCCCGCACCATAAAAGAAGATACAGACTGCCGATACCACGGCAATATATGTCATTATTCGCACAAGAAGCATTATTCCACCTCATCGTCAAATCCACATCGCACTACGATGTCATAGTCAGTTTCGACCTCTCTGAAATAAGGGCAGTCCGTGCAGTTGTCATAAGTCTTACCGTTTGGGCATATCATCGGCATCCCTCCTGTAAGGTGTTAACAATCTCGTTCCGCTGGGAGCACTTTCTTATCCCAGCTCTTCTGTCGCGACCGTGCCAATGTTTGTTATCGGGTTAGCCCCGCCCCTCACGCATCCAGCAGGGGAGATTGTTTGAAAGGCTCTATTCTTTATCTCGCGCCTATCTCGTGATTTCGCATGATTTTCACGAGATAGGTTTGGAAGTAGCCCTTCTCTCTTTTTACTTGTTCATCGTGCCAAGCACGCCACGCTCGGCCCTATCTTCCGCTCTCTTGTTCATCCACATCAGAGCTTCTTCGATGTGCGTCAAAGCACATGCGTTCTCTCTGGTGTTATACGGGCCAGCCTGAAACGCCCTGAGCCGGTCGCGGACAATCTCAAGCAGATCTCCGTCAAGAACGCCATGCTGCGCATTCGGGTCTTTACGCGGCCCCTTCTGGAACTGAATAACGATGAGAGGATTTCCGTTCGCGGGATCATCATCTGCTGCATAAATATCGTACTCATGGTACGCTCCCCCCGGCCCGATCTCTCCGTCACGGTATACTGCATTGAGGTTGTTGCGCTTCTGAATTGTTGACAATTTCTGTTCGCTCATACTCTTTCCTTTCTTTCTCGGTGTGTATTGATGTGTATTAAATAGGCCCTTAAGTGACAATCACTCTTCCGGTTTTTCAGGCTCATCGTCAGTGATAACCGTATAGGTGTACTGACTCTTGATCACCTTGTCCGGTGTCACGCCGAACTTTTCAGCCAGCATCTTCTTGATGTCTTCTGCGTCAATCACGATGCCTTTTCTCATCCGAGATAAGCCTCCCCAGTGATGATCTGATACTCCTCGGCAGTGATCCATCCCTTGACCACAGCATTGGCTACCATCTCATTGTTCCAGCTCCCACGGTCATAGGCCGCTTTCACCGTCTTGAATTTCTTACTCATTGCCGGTTGCCTCCTCTTCTGTCGGAATCTCAACATCTGTCATCATTGCCAGATACTCGATGAGGTCTGCGTTCTTCTGAGCCGCCGCCTGAGCATTTTCAAGGTCAGACATCTCTCTCGGAGGAATACCCGTTCTGCGAATCATTCCCATTGTTTTCTCCTTCTGCCCAAAGGGCCTTGTAGTATTCATCCATGCGCTGAATCAAATGGAAGTTGTTTCCTTTGCTCGCATGGGTACGCCAAGCTTGATAGGAGTTATCAACAGAGGATCGTGGCAGTTCGCCCCGAAGACTTCTCTTCACCAGCCTGTACAATTTCTTGCGTTCCCGCTTTACATTGTCTGGCCTGATCTGCATCAGAACCTTCCCCGTGTCCGTCAGGGAGAACCGGAAGCCAAGAAACTCAATCCCTTTGCTCAGAGGATAGATTTTCGTTTTCTTCTGGTTGATCTCAAATTTCAGCTCTTTCAGGTAGCTTTCGATCTGGCTCTTGCAGTCTTCCAGAAACTCGCGGTCATGGTGGATAATGAGGAAATCATCCATGTACCGCAGATAATACTTTGCGTGTAGCTGTTCCTTAATGTAATGATCCATACCGTCCAGCATTGAAACACCTGCGATCTGTACAAGCTGACTGCCAGGATTGTATCCCTTGTCACCTTCGTACTGCTCCCGTAGGATTCTTTCAACCTGGCTGTAGCTCCATGCGTCCAGCTTCTTCCGAAACATAGCCTCGGCAACTTCATGATCCATGTTGGGATAATAGCCCTTAACATCAAACTGGCATACATAACCGTCTTTGCCGTGAAGTCTGAAGTATTTCCGCAAAAACTCCTTCAGACGTTCCCGTGCAGCATCGGTTCCTTTGCCCTTTTGGCAGGCGAAATTATCATGGATAAAGCTCCTTGTCATTGTGGGATAAACCACATTGTCATTCAGACTCCGCTGAAATACTCTGTCTCGAAATGCCACTGACGCAATCTCTCTTGGTTTCGGTGATGTGATCTTAAAGTGTTTAGGTGGTTTGGCCTTGTATGTTCCATCCTGTAATTCTCTGTGAAGCTTTGAAATGTTCTCGCCAGCTCTCAGGAAGAAGCTGGCCACACTGTCTTTCCAAAGCACACCCTTGATGCATTTCAGCATGGAATCATACAGGGCATCCAAACCGATTACGGATTCTATCAGTTCTAATTCGTCCATACTGACCTTCCTATTTTGTCCGACAGGCTGGTTCTCCGACCGGCTCCCATAGGAGTCGCGGAGGCCATATCGGTATTGTTTTGCCCTCTCGGGCAGGGAATTCGGTTCCTTGTGATTGGCTGTTGTCAGCTGCTCATTCTATGAATAAGCCAATTCATCACGCTGTCAGGCAAACACAATCCGGGGCCGGACAATTCGCGTTCGTCGCGTTGTTGTTGTTCACGTTGCCAGAAGAGTTGACATTCCACGTATTATTCGCATTGCCACGATTAGCCGAGCGCAACCGAACGTTCTGCGCCATTAACCTACATCCCTATCAATTACGGTTTTAACCGTTCTCGATCTGATTTATACCAGTTTCGGATATGCTTTCTTAATCCGACATATTGATCCGTGAGGCCGTAGTATCGTTTGCTTGGCATATGATACAGACCCTTTGCTATGTTGAGCAGTTCCAGCATTTCGGTACATTCGTCACCCGCTTCTGCCTCAAGACCGAGCCGCTTGGTATACAGTTCTTCTGATTTGTCCACGCGGATATTGTTCGCCTTCCAGCATTTCAGGTCGATGTCCAGTGCTGTCTCCCGCAGCCTGTTCGTAAACCATTCCTGTTCCTTTGGGAAATTCTTCTCATTCCCAAGGATTTGCAGGAGATGTTTGCAAAGCCCTCTGGCCTCGCTGTTGATCGCCAATTCGCCTTCTGTTCGCTTGTCTTTTGGTACTGACATCTCTTTCCCTTTCTACCCCGCCATTGAGGCGGGGATTATGGGATGCTTGGATTACCAAATAACACAAGCCGGGGCCGGACAAGTCGCGTACGTCGCGTAGTAGCTGCCCACGCCGCCAGAAGAGCCGACAATCCACGCACCATACGCAAGGCCACGATGCGCCGAGCGCAACCGAACGCCCTGCGCCGCTGCGTGATTGCTGATCAGATAGCGAATATGAGCAGGCAGCGTCTCGTACTGAGCCTGAGTCTTGCCGAGCCTGTCAATCCAATACTGCCACGCGGTTCCTTCGATGTCCGCGACCTGAGGCGCACAGGATTCCTGCTGAAGCGATGCAAGGAAGAACCGATCAACCGTGTCTTCACTCGCGCCGATGTCAGGATCGGATACGGTATTCAGAGCTGTGGTCATTTTGACCGGCTGAACAATCGACAGGAAACCGGCAGGAAGCCCAGCCTCAAAGCCCTGCATGGAGGCAAGCTGATCCGGTCTGTGATCATGCGCATATTTCTGCGTCCACCACTCACCGGCACCGGCAGACGAATTAAGCCACTGGCGCATTGCGCTGACACTCCAACGGTTATAGCCATAGGCTGCTCTCTGCATGTTGTTGATGCCGCTGGTGGCAAATTTCGTGGAGCTGGACAGCGTTCCAAGATCAGTCCCGCTGAAGCTTTCCACTTCCGTCAGCTCAAGGATTTCGTCCGGCGTAGCCTGCGCACCGTTGGCAAAGGTTCTAACGCGCCAGTTCGCCGGATTCGTGTCAGGCAACCCAGACGTATTGCTGGTTGCAGTTCCAAGCACAAGCTGACCATTTGCGGGAATCTTCTTCGTGGTGGTGAACTCGTATTTCTTTCCAGCCACGCAGTTGCTTCCCCAGTTATTGCCGATGGTAAATCCATAAGTTCCGATTGCCATTTCAGCAGTCGGAACATAGAAGGCGTTGTTCCCGCTGAACTGAACACCCGGCAGCGCATAATGGCTCTGAAGCCACATGGCGTTGTTATGGGTTACACCGTCTTCATCCACACACGGCCCGAAGTCAACCACATCGAACGGCATGTCATAGGTATGGGAGCCGTCAGACCACGGCACGATGATCTGATCACCGATCTTGAAATACTGCTGGGCAAGGCCAAGCTGGACAATCTGCCGAATCTGCTCAAAGTCGGTGATGTCAATCGGAGCCTGGGCAACTGCAATTCTTTCCACTGCCGTTGCAATCCGCAGGCCCGTTTCATCCGTAAGAATAGGTTTTGTAATTGTGCTCATGTTCTCACTCCTCCGTATATGTAATGTTCAATTTGCCGTCCACGACAGACAGCCCTAAATCACTTAATTGGCGAGTTAAATCACTGATGTCACTCGTGTTCTGGGCGATCTGAGCGGCACTTGCGGACACACTTGCCGCTGCCGTTTCTGCTGCATCCTGAGCATCTTCGGCGGCATTCTGAGCCGTTTCGGCAGCGGTCTGAGCATTCGCGGCACTTGTGGCGCTTTCGGCAGCTGCCGTAGCACTGGCAGCTGCTTCACTCGCTTTGGACGTTGCAATCCCAGCCTGTGCAGTTGCGGTGCTTGCCGCTCCGGTTGCGGTTGAGGCGGACGATCCGGCATTTGCCGCACTGCCTGAAGCTTGAGACGCGCTTGTTGCCGCAGCTGTGGCAGACGAAGCCGCCTGTCCTGCTGAAGTAGTTGCTGTACCGGCAGATGTCGCAGCATTCGAAGCTGAGCCAGCAGCCGCGGTTGCAGATGCACTCGCATTGTCAGCGTATTCGCTTACGGTTTCAACATACTCGGCATACTTCTCTTCGCGGTACTGTTCAGCGGCAACTCTCTCCTGCTCGGCA